TCATTGCTGCAGTGTCGCGCGACGGTAAGCTGTGGAGCAGTGGCCCGCAATGACGCCCGACTGCTGGAGCGTGCAGACGTAACGCTGCAGATATTCAGCCTTCGCGCGAGCGTCGTCGTCCGCGTCATCGACTATTTCGAAAAGATCCTTTCCAACCGCTGGTGATAGCTCGGCGTAGCCACAGGTTCCATCGCCCATCCCGCCGGCGGCGGGATTTGGATCCGGGGTATGTCCATGGCCAGCGTTTGCGATTGCGATGCACAGCCGACGAGTGCCGTCAGCAATAGCGGCGCGATTCTTAGCGTTATCTGCCTCATGCATTGTCTTTTCACGGTGAAATTTCTTGTCGAGGGCGGCGATACTTTCCGCCGCAGCGTTGTGGACCGCAATCGCGTCGCTCATTACCCTTGCGGCGTGCTCTGAGACGGTCGCGAACTTTTGCGCATTCTTCTCGTTGTCGCGAGCGTGGGAAATCCGTTCTTCGACAAGCTTGCGATTTTCCACGAGCTTCGCTGTCGTCGCTCCGATGCAAACACCGACTAACCCAGCTGCGAGCCACGCGATCGCACGAGTACTGACCGCGCATTTCATATTGCCAAACATCGTCTTATTCTCCGACACCTCAGTCAGATCTTCATGCTGCCCGGGTTTGATGAATCAATTTCATCCATGGATTATCGACTTTCCTCAATCGGCATCTGACAACTCAGACTATTTCTAGTACCCGTCCTATTGACCTCATGCCGTAGGGCTTGTTACGTTTTAACTCTCACTACGCATTCTCAGAAGAATATGAAACACACAGATCTTATTTCGGCAATCTTGATGTGGCTATTTTTGGGACATGGGACAGTTCATGGTAGAACGCAACTCGAGCCGGGGACGCCCACACCATACGTCCACGCAAGCAATGGCGTGCCGGAATGGATCTTCCACGTACCACGGGATCCCCGCGGAGTCTCTGAACCTTGGGCTAGCCTCCAGTTTGCTCTCCTTGACGATATCTTGATGGTCCAAAATCCAACTCCCATGCTCGTGAAATTCTCGCCATTCATACAGCTGGAGCCGAGTGGTCTGATGGTTTTGCTGCCCAAACCTTATCTCCGCCCCGGAGAAACGTTTGAACTTCGTGTTCCCCCTCGGGGGCCGAGTACTCAAGCTGTCTTGTTGGAGCCTAAAACATATAGCGAGCCTCCTGGTACGCGTTATCGGATGCGAGTATTGCACTTCGGTCGGCGCTGATCGCACGCCGCTTTGAATTGCAATCGGAGATCGTTGGCTTTAAGCCACCTGATTTCATGAAAGCGCTACATTAAATTCAAACGCTGGGATCGCATTAATAGATCGACTACAGCGGCGCTGCGCGTGCAATAGCTTGCCATCTCAAGGCTGTTGCCGACCGAATCACAAACCTGCTTCGCAGAGTGAACGTTCGGCGGCCCGCCGTTTCACCAACCCAGGAAGAAGTTTGCCTCGTGAGAATACCCATCTGGGTCGATTGCTGTCAGACTCGTTCATCGCACGACATGCGCCCCTCCAGTCGTGCGCGTTGAATCGTTTCGCGGTCGTGCTGCTACAGTAGGCTTCGCCCCCAATGTTGTATGCGAAGCTAACGGCTGCGGCAAGTTGGTTCGGGTGGTCCTTCAATACTGGCGTGCATCGGAGCACATCGTCAGCGTGCGCTATAAGCTGTCGATTTAGCGACTCCCGGCACTCATCCGCCCGGTATCGCTTCCCGACGACCACGTCGTGCGTGTCGCCGCTACACTTCGTGGCAATACCGACAGGATCGAAATAGCCGCGATGGATGATGCCTTCGAATCGAGGCACGATGCAGTAGAGAATCGTCGCGGCCGCTGTGCCGACTACCCCGGCCAGCGCACCTTTCGCGAGGTTCGCCATTCATTAACCTTCAGAAGCAACAAAGCCCCAACTGCCAGTGACAGACGGGGCTTCGTTTGGATTCAACGTGATCAACCGTGGGCCGACTCGCCTTCGCACGCGCGTTCGGCGCGTCGATCTTTTCGCCAGGCGAACACGAAGCTCGATCCGATGTACGCGAGGGTGGCGACGGCCACCCACCAATTGATGTCGTGGCTGCTCAACCACAGCCAGAAGTTCCCGCCCACCACAGGCGCGCCCTTCGACATATTCACCAAAAAATCTTCCTTCATCGCTTCTCCCAAAGCCATCTTGTGAGCGAGCGCGCGTGCCATTGCGGTTTTGTGATGAGCCTAAAAAAAAAGCCGCCTGAAGGCGGCGAAACCCATGTACACGCTTCAGCAGTGACCTCACGCGCGTCACCCAGCAATGGACACAGGGTGACGCGCGCAGAGCAGTGAGGTTGAGTTCATTTTGACAACCCAGCCCCTCTCACGCAAGAGTACACCCGTGCTCAACAGAACCAAACGCTCTGCATCTACGGCAGTAACTGATCGCTCATTCCGTTTCAAGCGCGTTGCTCCCTACCGCTCCATGCCGCCCACCTTCGCGTCGCGCAAATTCGCGCCCGCGAGATCCGCTCCGCGTAGCTTCGCTTGCTCAAGGCGCGCCCCGTCCAGGTCCGCGCCGCTCAAGTCTGCACCAACGAATACGGCTTGCGTCAGGTCGGCACTTCGGAGACATGCTCGGCTCAAATTTGCGCCCTTCAACAAAGCGCCAATAAGAATGGCACCGCGCATGTCGGCGTCGCTCAGGTCCGCGCACGTCAGATCCGCTCCCGTAAGGTCGGCATCAACGAACGACGCGCCGGCGAGTGATGCGTTAGCCAGCGGTGCGGCGCCGCGCTGCGCGCTGCTCAGATCGAGGTGCTGCAGATTCTTCTTTTCGAGCAATGCCTTTTGCAGTTCATCGGCGAGCTTATCGCTTTGCATCGTGAGAATCACCGCACCCGTGTGGCGGTTCTTGATAGCGCTTCCGGCTTTCCAGCCGTTGTCGTTGCGAATTGCACCGTCCAGATTCGCGCCGTCCAGGAGTGCACCCTTCAGGTTGCAATCCCTCAAGTCCGCGCCCTTCAGATCTGCTCCATAGAAATTTGCTCCGTTAAGGTCTGCGCCTCTCAATACCGCATCGGTCAACGTTGCCTTCAAGAAGCTCGCCCCGGCCATGTTCGCCCCATCGAGTCGCGCCGCAGCTAGATTCGCCTCGTCCAGCCTACTCGCGCGAAGATCGGCCTTCTTCAACAGCGCACCGGAGAGGTCGGCCGCGTACAACGTCGCGTCCGCAAGCATCGCGCCGTCGAGCCGTGCATTGTGCAAAGGTGCGCGCCACCCTGGCACGCCATCCAGGTCTATTTGGCCTAAGCGCACGTTTTTGGCAACAGCTTCGCTCAACGTATCCCTGATATCGTCAGTAGTCTGTTCGATAATGACGACGCCAGTGCGCCGGTTTTCATACTTCCAGTCCTTGTTCCAAGGGATGCCGACGAGGATGTCGTTCACTTTTCCTATCCTGAATCACTCTAAAAGCCGATGCCCGGTTCCGTCTCACTCGGATACCATGCACTCAAGCTGAAACTCCCGCGATCGTCCGATTGCCTGCCATAGCGAACCCGTGCCCATACATAGCCTCCGTGCTGCGCGGGGACGGAAAGCATGGGGGACCTCGCCGGCCCCGTGAACGTCTGGTCCGCGTGATCGAAACTTTGCTCCTTACCAATACGTAGCTCGACTACGAAGTCCAACTCGCGCGCGATTTGCTCGAGATTCAAATGAAACAGCACGCTTCCAGGAATAGTCCGGTCCGACGAAATCTTCGTGACGTAGACGAGACCTTTCAGAGCGGCAATCGCCTTGGCAACAACCGAGAGACTTCCGCCCCAACCCTGCGCCCCTACACGCGCTGTATAACTGCCGGGCACAACGTTGTCGAAGATTTGATTTGATTGAAGCCCCCCTGCGGTCGCGGACCGCGATACCCCATTCGGCCCAATTAGCCTGACGTTGTATTGCTTCACGCCAAGAGCGAATTTCCATGAAACTTCTGCTGCCAGCTTTCCTTCAGGCCCCATGACTGCTCGAACGGCCAGATTAGATGGCGAATCGACCGGCACATATTTCCCGTCGAAGATGTTGCTCGTCGCCGCGTTATCCACTGCAGCATATTTCTCCGGCTCGTGCCGCGTCGCGGTGATACTAAAGGCATGACCTTCGTCAATCTCCGAGACGCTGACCACTCGAAAGCGTTGCGTGGCCGAAGCAGTTGACTGTAAAGCCCACGCCGCGCCTCTCACGGGTGCCTCCTTGAACGGAGCCGAAAGCGTCACAACCGCCCCGCTTGCTTCGGCGATCTCGACGCTGCAAGCTCGCGCATCGGGCAATATCACCATGAGGCGGTCGCCATGCTGGGCGTGCACGCTCCGGTCGAGGACTACGCGCCCGGCCGCGTCAATTTCTTTGATGCGCCCACCCGCACAAGAGAGCGAGCGCAATGGATCCGCAATCTCGATGACCTGTCCCGGTAGCGTCAGAGCACCATCGAGTCCGACGCTGAATGTAACGGTTTCCGTCTCCAGTCGCGATGTCTGCAGCAACCATTGACCTGCTCGTTGCGCCTGGCTCCGACTCGCGCAGCCAAACGCCGTGATTTCTGCGGCGTTATATCCATACAGCACGATGCCTTCAGCATCTTCAACGGTCTCGACCGCTTGCTTATAGCCATTGTGCGGGTTGCACCACGTCACGCTAGCCGCCGTGTACCGCGACTTCAGCGAACTGCCCCTGTACGTGAATGTCCCATTGACGACGTTCGCAGGGTTATAAACGTAGACCGGGTCACTCGGCATATCGGCCGAACTCAGCACACTGCCCGCGCTCCAAAAGACGATACCTCGAAACACACTGGCAAGCTGCTGAAGCAGTGCAAAGGCGTGTGAACGCGAGGTAATGTGGCAATTACAGGCGAATCGCGGCTCCTTGCCACCGTCGCCGTTGGGAACGAGCTCGTCACAATACTTCGCGATCGCGTAGAGCCCGTAACGATCGACCATCGCCTCCTGCACCCAGGCGCCCGCACCATATCGGCGATTGAGCAACACATCCCGAAAGATCCACGCGGGATTATCGGTCCACCGGCGCTTGAAGGTGCCATCCCATTGCCCGTCGTAGCGACGAGCAATGGGATCGTAATTGCTCGGGACTTCAACGATCAGCCCCTTCACGTCATAAGAACGCACTGGAATGCGATCAAAGTTCTCAGAGGTGATCTGCAAGGCCATCAATGCGCTCATCGGATAGCTAAAGTGTCCGGTACGACGCTTCGTGTAGCTCTCGATAAACACTTTTCCGTGCTTCTTCGGATCAGTCCCATCCGTGCGCTTCACTTGAAGACGAAACGGCTTGCCGGACTCCCTTTTAAACACATAGGTTTTGTGATACTCCTGACAGATACCATTAACTTGGTCCGCTATTTTTTCCAAGACTTTGCCGACTTCCGAGGGCACTGATGACATCAATTCGATATCGACCGCCGCATTGCTGGGCTTGCCGTTATCGTCCCAGCGCTGATCGCTAAAACGCAGCATGAGTGCGATCTCATCGACGTCCGGCTCATCCAACTCAAGCACCCACGGTAACGGAATGATCTGTTTAGGCTTGTTTTTCCCCTGGTCGATTTCACGCCGTCGTAGCTCGACACCAACGTGAACCTCGTTGGCGGCCGCATCGACCACCTTGCCTTCAAATGGCAACTGACCGACCTCCCCGCGGCGATAAAAAAAATTATCTATCTCAAAGTTCTCCGTGCCGTCGAAATTCTGCAAGGGAACATCGTCCAGGTAGACTGAGCGGCGCTCCGGTCCCGCAGTCTCCGAAGCGCTCTCGCGAACGAACCCTTCAATCTCCCCTTCAGAGACAAGATCAATAGCGGTATAGATGACTTTGCTGTTGAGATACTTATTCTTGTGGTCATCTCTTTCAACGGGATCTTGCGGTGCATCTTTCCCCTCGCTTGGCTGCCGGACTTTCTTCTCCGGCACATCCTCTGCCCGCACGCACTCGCTGATCACGGTTGATCCTACGCGCATGCGCCCATAAAGTAGTGGCGCGGGGCCGCCCTGGGCAGTAACGTTCTGAATGCCGGGCATGCCATGTTGGTTCAGCCGCGGCGGTGTCGGCGTCTGCGGTGAAAGCATCTGCGCGATGCCGCCCAGCGCGAGTGACCCGCCCATGAGCATCATATCGATGCCAAATACGTTGCCCGGCATGATGAACATTGATGCGGCGCCCGCTGCAGCGAGCGCAACCCCAGCAATGGTCTGAAACGCGCCTCCGGCTTTACTACCAGCTAGGACTGGCGCGATCCGAACCGCATCGTCGCCAGGCACCACGTCAAGCTGTGTTTCGCTAACATTGCGTTGACCGACGAACACCGCGTAGCGCACACCCCGCTCCCCGCTCTTGCACAACTCTTGCCAGAATCCCGGGATCATGACGCCCAGCGCACGCAGCGCGTCACGGGGCGAGCTGACGACGTACCGATGCTCTCGGCCGAACTTAGCACCCAGACTGCCGTACAGTCGGATCGTTCGAACTACCTGTTCCATTCAAGCGTCTCTTTGTGGCGCATCACATGTGTGACGTGCGCACGGTAGCGCGGCAGGCCCTCGCGCCGCGATAGTTGATTCCATAGGTGATGCAAGATCTCATCGCCGCCGAGATAAATCGCAGCGTGGTTCGGGATCCCGTGACGGCTGGCGATCGCCATGAATAGCACATCACCTTCGTGCAAGATCGCATCACGACCGACGCTCACGAAACCAGCCGCTTCATAGTTGTCGACGTACAAGGATGAGTGAGCGTGCTCCCACCAGTGTCCCGCTCTCGCGAAATCGGGTAAATCGAGGTTGAGGGCTGCGAGGTAATATCGCCGCACGAGCCCATAACAGTCCGTTGCGCCGTGCACGAAGGGAACACCTAGCAGTGGAATACAATCGGCGCTGTGTCCGAAGCGATGAACTCGCTCAATTGCAGGCCAATGGTCAGCACCACGACGCACGCTCACGATGATCCACTCGGGAACGCTCGACGCCTCGCGGGCAAGCAAGTCTGCGATGCTCGGCCAAGCGCCGGTATCCGGATGCGAGTGAACGATCGTCTGGATTGCACCCTGTTCTTCAGCGCGCGTGTAGGCCGCTGGCGCAATGACAAACCCATGCGCAGGATCGACAGCGATGTTGCTGCACGCAATGTAGCCGTCGTTGACGATCAGGCCACACGCCTCGTTCGGATAACACCGCAGCGCATGCGCTTCGATGGCCACACGTGCACGATCGTCCAGCATCGCCGGTCACCCTCTCCTGAACGAACCCGCTACACCCGCCGCAGGAAAGCCGCCGAACGGCAAAGCGGGAGCTGTGATGTGGCGACGCCGACAACACGCGAGACGCTTGCCACACGCATCCTCTTCCGGTTTATCTGTCGGGCTGTTGTTGCGCGTGAAGTAAGGCGGCCCCTCATAACCGCATTCAGTCCCCCCGTAGGTCCATTGACACACTGATCCAATAATTTGCCGTGCCGGCAGCTTGCGGCCTGACAGATCCAGCGCCGAGCTCAGTGAGAACTCAACGAGGCTCGCCGTTTCGAGCGTCTTCTGCTCGATCTGCCATCGCTCCACTGGCATTTCAGCTGTCGGATCGGCGCTCGGGCTACCGTCGAGATACTGCGCCAGAGTTCGTCGCCGGTGCACCGGGGCGCCCACTAAGTCGGAGCACTTCATGCACAGGTGAGAGACAAAGCCGTTCAGATTGGCCACGCTCATGGTGGGCGTCGGCTGAGCCGCATCACCCGTGCGCCCAAGACCTGCCACCTGCAGCGGCCATGGCCCGTACTCATGCCCGTTCCATTTGATGACGCCGCCATGCTCGTGCGCATGAAATCGCAAGATTTCGCTGTTCCAACGGGTCAAATCAAGCTCGTACAGCTCGACCAGCGCGCCCGGCTCCAGGCGTTGCACATCTGCTTTGACGGCGCTCATGAATCGAATACCTCTTTGAATGTGACACCCAGCGAATACAAGCCGCCGCCCAGTGCTCGCGTTTGCACACCTTGTTGCGCATCGACTCGAAACAAGGCTCGCGTGCGCAGGGGCGGCGTCCAATAGAACGGCTCACTACCGCGCGTTGAATCGAGGAAGGCTCGAATCGCTTTGATCTCCGACCCATCCGCGACGAAACGCAGCGGCCACGCGTCGGCGATATTGCGAATGCCGTCCGGGACCGCCTGGCTATAGCCGTCGCCAAATTGCACCGTTCGCACGCGGTAATGGGTCGTGCCCTCGGCACCCACCAAGGGCGACCAGGTGAATGTGCGTCGCGGCAAGGAGGGCGTCATCCGAAATGCCCCTGCGAGATCAGGCTGGCGACACCCCCTTGTCCACCCATCTTGCGTGCCATCCGCTGATCGACGAAGCCGCCCACCAATGCCAACAACTCACGCAAGTCGTGCTCGCTCAAGCCGCCGCTGCCGTGATGATTGACTTCCAGATGGACCTGAGCGCCACTAAATCTCGGACCCGCGCCACTTAGATTCCCCACGAGTCCACCGGACGCGAAGTGCGCGATGTGCTTTGAGTTGATCGCATCGAGCAATGCGTGATGCTGGCGTGCCGCGTCCGCGTTCACGACATACTCGCCGTTGGACAACATCGCCGGAATGCTGTCGCTCGTCCCGGTTCCCGGCCCAGTGATCAGTCCGCCCTGCGCATGTCCAACAAGCTTGAGAAAGGGGATGCGATCCGTCAGACCGCCCAACGCCTGATGCAGCGCAAGCTTCGAGATGTCCGCGAGCAAGCTGGCGACGAACTCTTTGACGTTGAGCTTGCCCGTTGTGACGAACTTCGCCACGGCATCCTCCATGCGGCCCATCTCTGCGACCACTGCGCGGCGCGCCAGCTCCGCTTTGCCTTGCGTGTCCTTGAAAAAGTCCGCGACGCCCCGCTTCGCTCCCCCCGCCCAGTCGCCCTGCAACCGTCTGAGCTCGTCATAGTGCTTCTTCGCGTCCTCGATCGCCTTGGCGTGCTCCCGCTCAATCTCGGCGAGGCTTGTGAGATATTCAATGCTGTTCAGCAATTCGACAGACGCGCCTTTCTTCAACGCCTCAAGGGCTCTCTGATAGCGCGTGGTCGCTTCATTCAGATCGCGGCGCTCGTCTCGACCCAGCCGATCAGCGTCCCGCTCGCCGAGCTCGCGCGCGTAGCGTTGTTCACGCGCTTGCCTGAATTCGCGCATGCTCTGCTGAACATGCTGCGCCCGCTCCTCGAACTTTGCCCGCGCCTCGCCCAGCTTGTTTGCTTTCTCAAGCGCAGCGTTCTGCTCAAGCTGCGCACGGATCGCCTTCTCCGAATGCTGAAGGCTTCTTTCCTCCGCGCTCGCGATATGCCGCTTGGCGGCCGCCATCTTCTCGTTGAACTGTGCCAACTCCTTCTGTGCGTTTGTCAGCTTATCCGTCGTGCGCGATTGCGCCTCGAGCGCTGCACCCTGCTCGCGAATACGCTCAAGATAACGCGCTCCAGCATCGATTCGTGGCGCATGAACCGCTCTGGTGTGCGGGCGGTAACGCTCCTCATTGTGGGCAAGCATCTTCTGGCGTTCTGCGTCCAGCGTCCTGAGTTCCTCGCGAGTCTTGCCTGCCGCTTCACCGGCTCGCTTCACCGCATCGAAGTATTCGTTCGTTTCCTTATTGGCATCGGCAAGCTGCTCCTTGGGCGTGCGGGCCTGCTTCATATACTCGGCGTGATGATTCATCATCGCCTTGAACGTCTCGACACTCTTCTGGTGCGGGTCGTTCTGCTCACTCGCTCTAAGCGAAGACTGTACGAGACGCTGGGCATCGGCGATCCGCCTCTCGATCTCTGCTGTATTCATCCCGCCCGGATTCAACTCCGGGTCGAGCAAGGCCCCGCGCGCGGCCTTTAGCTCGTCTTGCGCCTTCTGCAGCGCGTCGCCCTTGCCCGTGATACCGCGCCAGACACGGTCCCACTTCTGACCGAGCGTCTCGTAGCTCTCGGCCATCTCGCGATTATCGGATTGCACCGCCTCACGCGCCTTCTTGCTGGCCGCCTCAACGAACGCCGCCCACGCGCCTGCCTTGTCGCCCGAAAGGTCAAGAATACGAATATGGTCGAGCTGCTCCTTGCTCAGGTCGTGATGTTTCTCGTTCCAATCGCGCGCGGCTTGCGTGGCATGACCGTACGACTGCAGGAACTGGCGCACCACCTCATCGACCGACTGGCCTGAAGCCTTGGCGAACGCCGCAATCCCCTCGGCAGCGTGCTCCAGGTCCGCTCCGGCCACGTGCCCTGAGTTGGCAAGCGCCATGAGCGCATCGCGAGCGTCGCCCAACGACACGCCCACGCGCCGCGAGATAATGTCGGAGTACGCCTGCAGTTTGCCCTGCGTGAGCGCCGCATAATTGCCCGTGAGCGCCATCGCGCGATCGAGCTTCTCTTGCTGCTCGGTCAATTCATGAATGGCATGATAGGTGGCAAACGCACTCGCACCCAAGGCGCCCAGCGCGATACCTGCCGGGCCACACAGCAACGGCAACACATCGATGCGCTCGGCCAGCACCATCAACGAACCCACGAAGTTCTTCCAACTGCCCTGCATCGCCTCATGACCGAGCACGAACAATTCGCGCCGAGCGGCGACTGACCCCGCTCCGAGGTGATGCATGGCCCGTGAGGCCGCTTCTGCCTTCGCAATCAACGGCTCCGCCGACTCGGCAATGCCCAAGTTAGCCGCTTTCAAACGCATCAGATCGAAGCGCGTCTTGCCAGCGGTGCCCGCAATCTTCTCGAAGCCCTTCACCGCCGCGCTGACCTGCCGTGCCGTCGCGGCACTACCCACTCTGACCGCTTCTTCAAGCGCGCGAGCGGTCAGCGCGCTGCTCGCCGCCATCTGCTGCTGACACGCCTCGTACTTGCGGGAGGTGGCCTCTTGATTCGCCACGAAACCTCTGGCGGCTCGGCTGACCTTCTCCATGCCCGCTTCGAAGCCGCTCGCATCGACACTGACACGCGTGACGACCTCACTGGCCATTGCTTGCCTCCTTCAGCTTCTTCTCGACCACTTCTGCCATCTTGCGCGCGGCCGCCGCCTTGGTCGCATCAAACGCTGGTCGAATGAAGGGCTGCGCTGGCGTGCGCGAGCTACCGAATTCGATCTCGCGGATCGCGCGCGCGAGCGTGCTCTGGGTCAGCTTCACCCTGTTCTGCTTGCCCAGTTCGACGAAGCGTCCGTAGAACGCATCCTTGCTCCACGTGATCAGGTATGACGCGTACTTGCCCGAGACCGACTGTTCTTGGTCATACGCAATCAACATGTGATCCCGCAAAAAACCTGGCCAATGCGGCTGACCCCGACGCATCCCGTCACGCTCGCCCACTGGCGCGCGACGCTTGATCTCGTTATGAATGACACGCGCGCCGGCGACTGCTGCCTGACGCAACGTGCTTTCGCTCACCGCCGCGTCGAGCTGACGCAATGATCCGGTCAATGCCTCGAGATTCTCGACTCGATAGTGTTTGCTCATTGCTCATCACTCATGGCTCAACGACCTCGCCTTTGCGCACGACTACGCGCCCGCTGCCAGAGCGCTTAATCGCGTCCAGGTCGATACCGAACGCGCAGGCCGCGATCTCGTCCGCCCCGCGTTCGCACTCACCCACGTGCTCGGGCGCCTGAAGCGATTCGCGACTCCACCCTGACCACGGCGTAAACTCCGCCGCACGCAGCGCCGGAGAATTCTTGCCGCGATTCATGTTGTAAAGGAGGCTCATCAGCGTGCCCACCCGCAGATCCTCAATGTGTTCGCCCCAGGGCTCCCGCTCAAATAGCGCCACCCAATCCGCATACTCAGCACTGGACACCTCCAGCTTGGCGCGCCGGACCGACATGCCCAGTTTCGAGGCGATGCGCATCCACATCAATTTCCGCGGGTCGGCCCTCAGTTTTTTGAGGCTTCCTCCTGCGCGCGCTGACCGAGCGCATTCAGGCGCATGGCGATCTGTGAGAGTTCTTCCAGCAGGGGTGCGCGACCCGAACGCATGGCGGTCACATCGTCTTCGCTGAACATCGGCGTGTCGTTCTCATCCACGACCGTCGCCGCGATCAGCGTCGCTTCGAAACCGCTATTGCCACCGCCGCTCTTGGCGCTGTCGTACAGCGCATCGCGCGCGGCTCCCGAGAGTTCCCGGAATCGCACGGTCGCACCACCCAGCGCCTTGACCGGCTCTTCAACGACTTGCGGCGCGAACGCCGCGAGGATCTGTTCCTTGTTCATAGAATTTGTCGCGGCACTGCCGCGCTCCTGAAGTTGATGTTTTATGGGCCAGGCGTCACGACGATGTCGCCGGTGATCTCGAGGTTGACCGTGCCCGACACGTACTGATCGACCTTCGCTGCGACCGGGAAGTCCTTCACGAAGGCCGTGAATTCGATCGTGGACTTGTCCGAGAGCGTTAGCTTGAAGTCGAGCGGCGCACCGGCGCGCTTGGCTTCGAGCAGCGCTTTGTGAGAAGGCTCCTTGAAGTTGATGTGCAAGGCGATCGCGACCTGCCCCCAATCTTGCAGGCCTGGGCGCTTCTCCTTGCCATCACTATCCAGGCGCGTGACATCGGCCATGCTTGCCGAGCCGTTAAAGCCCGACACGTCAGTCAGGTTCGCGACCTGCATCCAGTCAACCGTACTGGACGCGGCGCGATAGTGCAGCACTGTCTTTTGCGATGGGACGGCGCTCGAGCTTTTTTGGCCCTTTCCGTCATCCTGCAGCGTTCGCGTGTCTGCCATGCCATGGCCCTCCTATTCGAAACGTAAAAAGCCGCCTGGCAGGCGGTTGATTGATTTCCATTTCAAGCTAAAACTTGCACCACAAGTTCACGTCGACACGACTGCCATGCAGCTGCGTCTCATGCTCGTACACGTCCCCGGGTGCACCGAGCGGAACCGCCCCCACGTCCGGCGCGATCAAGGCATGCAGCACCTTCTGCATAAGCGATGATCGACCCTGAGGCGTTGGATGCCACACCGCAATCTGCACGCGCGCCTGGTAATAATCGAACAGCGTGCCGCTCAGATCGACCGTTATCTCGCCACCCGAGAATTGATAGACGATCCACGGTGGGCGCACGCCCTGCTCGGCCACGTCGGGGAACACGTGTCCGTCGGCCAGATGCTTCAAGGCGCGTTCAACGATCTGATTAGCGCTCATCGATGACACACACCAGGTCAATGTGCTCGCGATTGACGAGATCCGGCTGCACCGTCTCAATACGCATAACCATGTCGTCGACCTTGGCGCGCATGCCCGGGCGCAGAATCGTGCACAGCGCTCTGCGATACCGGATGCGCACGCTCGCTTTGACAGCGCTTAACGGCGCATCGGCTGCAATGACTTCCTTGCCGCTCAGCATGCGCACATACGCCTTCCTGTCGACCACCGGCTCCCACGTAATCGACTCCGCATCCGGATCCATAACACGACGTTCGATGAACACGCGACTATTCAAACGACCCGCCTCCATCAGAACCTCGTCGGCACGCAGATGGGCGCAAGCAGCGTGCGGCATACCCACCCGGCATGGCCGTGAGCGCCTGGCCTTTGGCAAACAGCTCGCGATGGTCATACGCCCACGCGGCCGCAAGCAGCATCCACGAACGCACCGATGGAAACCGGGACAGGTCGATGCCAGCCTGGTACGTGATCGTCACCGCGGTAGCATTGGGCCACGGGCATTCACCCAGCGGCGCAAGCAGTGATTCTCGGCCGAGCTGCACGAGTTCGTAGGTACTCACATCGAGCGTGGTCGTCGCCGCACTGGATGAGATTCGAGCCACTACGCTCTCGACGCGGACCACCTGTCCAAGCGATAACGAAAGCGCCTGCATTGGGAAGACGGCAATCCTTTCCACGTATCGTGCTTTTCGGATCGCCGCGCCCGACTTACTTTCTGCTGCCTGGCGCGCGCTGGGGATCACGATACGCTCGATGAAATCGCGTTCATCATCGTCGTCGATGCGACACTGCGCGGCGACGTCCTTGAACGTCAGTGGCTCCGAGTCGTCCAGGTACTCAACAAGAACAGCCGCCATGCGCTTCCCCTTCAGCGTGACTCAGCTGCCCCATCTCACGCCCGTGAGCACGGCGATTGATTCGACGTGACGCGGGCCGAAGTCGTTCTTCGCGATGACACGAATCAACGTTTGATCACGCTGGAAAGCGCTCACCGTTTCAGTTGTGCTGCCGTTAGTGATCGAGTACGTCGCCTCCTTGCTGTAATCGATCTCCAGTGTCTCTTCTTCACCAATGAACACATCGCCGAAGTCCACGAAGTAGATCTCCGATGCGTTCGCATCATTGTCACCGGTAGCCTTGTTGGTGGAAGGTTTGTCGGGAGTAGGCTTGTCGGAGCCAAGGTTAATTGGCACCTGCGTGGTCCGACCGACCGAATACCCCTTCAACATGCCGCTGTCGAGCTCCGGATAGACCTTGTTGCCGTTGCCGTCGCGCATGCTTGACAGAAAGCGGAACACTCGCGGAGCCATGATCCAGCCGGGCGAGATCATGTTCGCGTCGGCGCCTTCGAGCGCGAGAATCGCCTTGTTTAGGTCGGTCTCGACTTTTTGAATCGTCGAACCATCGCTTGCGGCGATCTTGTTTTCTGCGATCGCCCAGTGAAGCAGCCCCTTCGGCGTGTTCGCCGTCCCATCGTCGCGAATGAACGCCTTGTCTTCGCGCGTACCGATCGCGCTCGTCAGATCACCGACGACGATTTGGTCGATATTCGGATTCACGCCCGCATACTTGATGAGATCGTTGGAGATCGGCACCAGCGCGGCGAGCTTTTTCGCCGTCAGCTTCAAGTCATCAAACGACTGTTTCGTCACGCCGATATCGCTGTCGGACCCGATGTACCCCACGACCGCTCCACCCTTCAATCGCGGAACCGTGATGTTGCCGTTCGAGAGCGGCAATGTGCGTGCGCCAAGCCGACGGACGACCGACTTCGGACGCAGCAGCTCGATCACATCGCTCGACAGGTTTGTCGGCACGAGCACGCCACCCGCGCTCGATGTCAGCGTGTTGAGCGACATCGCTACGTCCTCCCCAAAGCCGCGCTCCATCGCCAGTTTCGAGGCGAGTTGCGCATCACCGCGCGCAGCAGCCAGCGCGCGGACCATGCGCGCCATTTTCGCGCCCTTCACCTCCGGCACTTTGGGCTGCGCCGGGACGCTCGACGCGGCTGACCCGGCGGGAGCAGCGACGGCCGCCGGCGTCGGATCGACACAGACCGCTGCGGTGGCAGCCATGCGCTCGGCTGCCTCGACGCGTTCGATCTGCGCCGTGAGCTCGCCGAATTTCGTGCTGAGGTTGGCGAATTCAGTATGCTGCTCGGCCGACAGCGCAGTGCCGCCGGCTTCAATCGCAGCCAGCGCCTGCACCTGTTGATTGATGCTGGCGCGTTCGCGGCGAAGTTCATTGATGTTCAAGTTCGGTTCTCCAATAAAAAACCGCCCGAAGGCGGCAGTGCTCGATTGCAGGCGCGAACGCGCCGATTCACAGGTGAGGCGGTGTCAGTACAGGTTTCGCATGTTCATCGCGGCAGCCCGAGCGGCCACGCTGCGACCCGGCTTACGCTGCGCGCGCGATGCGCCAATTTCTGACGCAATTCGGTTCACGGCGGCTTGAGGCGTCTCGACGCTGTCGGCAAGTCCCGCCGCCACACCGTCCTTGCCGAAGAACACACCCGCTTGTGTGTCCTTGACCGCCTGGGTGGTGAGACCGCGGAACTGCGCGATCGCATCGACAAACTGCACGTAGTTGGTCTGCACCATGCTCGTGAGGCGCTCAAGCGACTGGTCGCTCAGCGGCTCGTGCGGCGTCAGATCGTTCTTGCGCCCGCCCGCGAACACCGAGGTGACCTTGATGCCTTGCTGCTCATCGCGCTTAGACACATCCAAGTGCTTGGCGATCACGCCGATGGAGCCCACGCCCGAGGTCTGGCTCACGATCACGTTCGACGCGGCCGCCGCAATCAAGTAACCGCCTGAGAACGCCGAGAAGTTGACGATCGCCGTGATCGGCTTCAGTTTCGTGGCCGCACGGATGTCGTTGGCCAGCTCGAACGCGCCGGTCGAGGTGCCCCCGGTGCTGTCGATATCGAGAATGATGTGCTCGACTGCTGGGTCTGCTGCTGCCTGATTGACCGACGAGCGCAATCCCTCATAGCTGGTCATCGGCTCGCACGCGTTCAGATGCGCGGATCGCGAGACGAGGATGCCCGACACCGGGATGATGTCCAGTCCGGTGTCGGCGACAACAGCGCGACGCCGATCGGGCGCGCTCGCCATTTGTGTACTAGCGCTGATGCCGTCATCGTCCATGAGCTTCGGCTGCGTTCCGTTCACCGTCAGATTGACGATGTTCAGGTGCAGCGCTTGATTGGCCCATTGAACGGCCAGCGACATCATCTGATCGCTGACGAGCTGCGGCTGATTAAAGATCAGGCTCGCAAGTCTAAGGTGCGGCTTCATGAGAGGATCCTTTGAACGTCTTCGATTTGCGCGTTGGTCGCCTTGGTCGTAGGCGGCGGCATTGGGAGCGGCTTCGAGGCGTCCACCATATTGAGCGGGCTCAGGTAGATGTCCCCGTTCTTGATCGGCGGCATATTTTCCAGCCGTCGAATATCGTTGATCGACAGCCAGCCCCATTGACGACCTACCGCATACGCCGCAAAGCGCGACGCCTGATCGCCGCGCAGCAACCCCGCGAGGTTGTATTCGATGAAGTACTGCCTGCGCTCGGACGGCAACAGTAAGTCACGCGTCTTCGCTTGCTCGTGCCGCTTGACCCACGGCATCAGCGTGTAGATGACAAACTGAATCTCCATCTGCTCGATGTTGTCGAACGTTGCCCGTTCGAGCTCGTTCACCATATGCGCCGGAATCTTATAGATGCGCGCGATGTCCAGCGCAGACAGCCGCATCGCCTCGATCAGGGCCGCGTCGACGTTCGTCATCGACAGCGGCTTGAAACTCATGCCCTCTTGGAGCAGCGCGACCTTCTTGGTGTTTCCAGGGCCACCAAATTTATTATTCCATTCGTCCGTCACCCGATCGACGCTCGCCTGATCTTTGATCGGCGGGCTCGTACTCGGTCGCTCGATCACGCCAGAGAGCACCGTGCCGTTCATGAACGACCGTCCGGCATACTGCTGGATCGCCTGCGCATGCCCGATCGTGTTCGCATGCAACATGATGGGCGACAAGCCCGTGTAGCTGTTCATCGTCAACCATCGAACGTGGTGGATCAGGCGCTGGGGCATCGGCTCCGAACCGTTCACGCGATACATCGGCCTCAGGTCTGGGCCCTTCATGACCATGACCGATTCGTGGTCGAGCGGATACAACCCCTGAACCACACCGTCCGAATCGCGATCGATGTAGCTGTAGCTGTTGCCGCGAAGCCCAACGGACAGCTGCGTTTGCTCTTGATACTCGAACGGCGTCTGCCACGAATTGGGTTCGTACTTCAAGACCGAATACAGCGGATGATCGACTGCAGGCCTGCGATCGTCTCCCGACCGCTCATACAACTCGATCGGCAACTGCGCGACGCTCTCGGAGAGTAAGGTGACGCAGTTCTGCAAGACGGTCAGCGACAAGGCGCTTGAGGTCGTCACGACCTGACCCGCTTCGGAGCGCGTGCTACCGAATAGCGACGAAATCCACCCGCCCACGCCCGTCTGAGACATGCTCGGCAGCCGATGCTTACTGAAGAACATCGACTACTCCTGCGCCCGCGGTACGTGTGAGATGCGAGCAGCTGCACGATCAGCGAGGTAAGCCCAGAACAGCAGGAGCACACCTGCCACGATCAGTCCCGCCGGCACGCTGATCAGCACCACACCCGCGACAAGCAGCCCGAAACCGAGCAAGCCGGCGATCCACGCCGCAGCACCGATTAGATTCAAATGCCCATCCCTTGATCGTAGATTGAAACCGAACTCGCCAGATTCGCGAGCATCGCTCGGCCGATGGCCATAATCAATGCCACCGCGCCGTCGATCTTGTTGTCGTTGCCCTGCTTGATCGGGCGCACAACGTCGTCGTTGCCCGGCAAATTCTTGCCGACCACGTTGCTCACGCACCAGGTCATGATCGGATCGCCGTCGTGGTGAAACCGACCAGACACGATGGCGGCTTCCAACTCCTTCATCGGGTCGGACATGTTCGTGTAGTTCTGAATAATCGTGACCGGCGTCAACCCCTCGTCTTCCAGTTGGTGCGCAAGGTTCGTCGCGCCGTGCGGGTCCATCGGCACACATTGCACAGGGCACGCGCGGTTTGCCTCGACGGCCTCGTTCAGGATCTCGCGATAGTCGATCTCTGCTCCAGCAGTCTCAAAAAGGTGCCCAGCGTTCACCCACTTCTGGTAACGCTCGGCCATCCGCCGGTTCTCGGTGTTTTTCACTGTGTCTTCTGGCACCCAGAAGCGCGGTGCCACGCTGTAGTAGTGCCGTCGTCCGTCGATGTCGCGCCAGAAGAGACGCGCCATGCTGTTCAGGTCGAGCTTGCGCGCCATGTCGAGCGCGAGAATGCAATCCTGGCCCTCAAAACGTTCGAGCGTCAGCGTTGTGTCTTCGCGGCCCTTCCAATCTTCCAAGTTGAAGTAGCCCGCCTTCGCCGACGTCCAGACATTCAGATGCTTCGTCTTGAACGTGTTGGTGAAGCGTGCGGACTTAATCGCGCGCTGCTGCTGACTCTCCAGATACTCCTGGTAAACCGAGATACCGATGTTTGGGTTGGCTTTCGCTAGTACTCGCGGATCGGTCCAGTCGTCGCCTTCGTCGATGGTCCAGATCCACCCAAAAAGCTCGTCGTCGGCAACCGTGCCCTCAAGCATCTCGATAACCTGCCGCCGCTTGTCGTAGCACGGGCCCTCGATGTTTGCACCCGCTGTCGTGATGATGAACATCAACGGCTGTCTGCGCGCGCCCATGCCTGTGAGCATCGTCTCGTAAAGCGCGGAGCTGTCGTGCTCGTGGTACTCATCGACGATCGAACACGAGGGCGATGCGCCGTCACCTGGATTGCCGATCAGCGGCTCGAAGCGGCTGCCGTCCTCCGGTTTATTCATGTTCGAGGCGTTCACCTCGATGCCGGCAGCCTCGATCAGCAGCGGCGAGCGCTTCACCATCAAGCGCGCAGGCCGAAACACCTCCCAGGCCTGTTTCTCAGTCGTCGCGCCCGCATACACTTCCGCGCCAAACTCATTGTCCGCGATGAACATCGCGATGCCGACACCGGCAGCAATGACGCTTTTTCCGCACTTGCGCGGCACTTCCCAATACGACTCGCGAAACCGCCGGAACCCGGATTTCTTCCCAACCCAACCAAACGTGCACATCAGCCCGAATTTCTGCCACGGCTCCAGCGTCACGAGCTGGCGCTTGAATCCCCACTCACCTTTGACATGCGGCATCAGTTCGATCAAAGCGAGCTTTTTCTCTGCCGCTGCTGCGTCAAACTTCCAGCGAAATTCCTTTCGACGGCTCGCCGCGAGGTCGTCCAGATGCCGCTGACACGCAAGTTGCACGTATCTGCAGGATGACCGTTTCCCGCGCACTACTTCGCGCGCGAATCGGAGACCTTGCTCCACGCGCGGATACGTGCCTGCCATCGTGAACTAGCCGCCAAGCAATGCGCCGAAGGGGTTCTCGGACCTCTTGTTGCCGACGCCGGACAACCGCTGACGGCTGACCGGATCAAGCCCGAGCAGCGCGCCCGCCGTGCGCATCGTTGCGAACGCCCCGCGCTTGACTGTTTCCGCTGGGTTCTTCATCGGCGATCCCTGAGCGCTCATCACAACAAGCCCATTCGCGTCGAGGTCTTCACATGCACGGCGCCAATCCTTGTATGCGGAGCAATACGTCTCTAGCACTTCGACGTCGGTCCATTGCAAAACCTTTTGCGCGCAAAGCCGTGGTGCCACGCGCTTCCACATGTCCGCGGCGTAGCCGGTCATCCAGTCCGGCGGATCGATGTTCGAGATGGCGCCGAAATCTGGCTCATCCTTATTCAGCGCGCGTTTGCCAGGATTTCCGGCAGCGATCTTTCGCGCCGTCGGCTTAGGTTTTCTGCCGCGGCCCGGAACCGTGGCAACCCCACTCATCGGCCAACTCCTGAATTTTTAATTTCGCGGGTGTAAAAATTCGACGGAACGGTCGGTCCCCAGACGATTCGACCCAGACTTTTCCACCCCCCTCCCCATCAACGGCGTTCACTGCCAGTCTTAGTGGCGTGACACTCACGGCAGATGCTTTGAAGATTCTCATCATCGTCCGTGCCGCCTTGAGACTTCGGAACTCGGTGATCCACCTCTGTTGCTAGGGTCACGCGACCAGCCCGCCTGCAGACCTGACACACGCCACAGTCGCGAAGCAGAATACGCTCTCGCCGCTTGACCCACGCAGACCCGTAACCACGCGAATGCCGATTTCCCCGTACCACATCAGGCCTCCACTTCACTTCTTCTCTCGCGTGCCTCTCGCAATACGATTTACCGTTAGACACAAGCGCACCGCATCCACGATGCTTGCACGGGCGCTTCGGTCTAATGGGCATAATTTAAGTTGCAACATCGAAATCTATGAATTAGCCTCGGAAGAGGCTAACGCGCGCGACGGCAACGAGCCAACGATGTCTGAGCTAGCGAGCTCGCGCCTTGCATCGACATTAATATGTGCTCGGGGACTCGACTTGCACCTGCGGCTTCCCGACTTCCGCGGCATATTCATTGAGTGCGTCAACGCATTGCATCAGCTCAGCGTCGACTGTGCTTGCGTTCTGCAGTTTCTCTTGAACTGCCGCTGCGTCGAACGAGACGATTTTCCCGTGCCGCCCAGTGTTTTGCCGAACTGTTCGCGCGAGCTCCGCCAAAGCAGTCGATCGCTTCGATCGCAATTCCTGAAAAGCGTCCAGTGTCGCGTGATAGCGCCCGAGAGCCTCGAAATTCAGGTGGATCATACCCACTCCGCATAGTGGTTTATTCCGCATGTGCAACGGCATGACGAACCTATCCTCCCTCGATGCCAAAAAGCCCACGCGGCGCGAACCGTGTGGGCTTTGGAGGCAATGATGCAGCCTATCTGTTGTGAACCGATTCTAGGCCTGTTTGTGCAAACTACTCAAGACCGACGATGTTCAAATGAATTTGAACACTTGATCGACGTAAAATTCTCATGCGTGCGCCTGATCGTTTTGCTGAGCACGTCGGCCCTTAGTGCAAATCTCCTCGCACGGTTATAGATCGTACCGCGCGCACACTTTTGCTGATATGCGAGCGCTTTGATGTTCGCGTGATACCAGTAGACCCCGAGGAAACACTCCGCATCGCTAGCGAGTTCTTCGCGCTCGCACAATGCGTGAATGGCCATATTAAGGAACGGCATCTGAGGATCGAGAAATGAGTCGGGTTCCGCGACCGTCAACCGTCGTGGCGGTTGCAGACGAGCAAGCACGTTTGACTTTACGTAGGGAGCGAAGATACGGCGCGTGAGGCACCAGGTTACCCACCGATGTACTTTGTCATCTGCAGCGTTTCGAACACTTACGCTCAGGTCACGCTCGGTCATTGCTTCTCGACTTGATTCCGCGTTTGCTTGCGCTACGAACTTCATCGCTCCACTCCGTAAGACAGATTCCAGTAGTCTAGCCACGCCACAAGCTGCGCGCGCATTTCAAGGTTGCGCGGATATGGAAAGTAGATCTCATACTCTTCTTCGATTCCCGCAAACGGACAATCAGGAAAGGAGATCCAATGTTGCTTTCCGTCGGCCCGCCGCACTGCCGTTTGCGATACCGCCCCTGGTAGACCTGGTTTGTGAATATAAACGTATGCGCCCACATTACCTCCGCGCGCGGATCAGACATAGAGATACTTGCGTCGGCTTGAAGATCTTCATTGCTGTCACGCCAGTTCCTCCGTCACGTCCATTTCTCGCAAGCCGCTCGCGAGGAAAAGAGCAAAGGATTTTCGATTTTTCTTTATCGAGGCTCTCGTGCGATACACACCGGGTGCCACCCAATCGCTGCTCAGGATCGGAATGCCGCCCCGACGGTCCTCAGGAATGAATGCATCGACCCAGACGAAAGGCTCGATCTCGCTCTGCGCAAATGGGAGCGCGATCCGGTAGACCGTAGTCTCGAATTCGACAGTCATTTGCCATCGATCCAACGAATATCGCTTCCCGCTGCGGCCTCGATAGGTGTGCCAGCGCGTGCTAGAAGGAATTCGAATCAAACAACGCATACGTTTTGCTCCCGCGCGCGCATCTTCTCAGCGCGCATTGGTTTCCAACACTCATATGCACGATCCCACGTGGCGAACTTGACATCGCGAGCGGCCGGGCCCGCATCGATCCAAGCGTGGCAAGCGCGGCATCCGGGGACCGTGAATTCGTGCTTCGCCTTAATCGCCGTGCCTTTGCCGTGTCTCGACTGATTGCTATGCGCCGGCACAACGGTCTGACGTCCAACGCACACGCCTGGCACGCGCAGGTAGCACGACTCGCCACGGCACGCAGCCAGATACTTTGACCCTTCGGCCACCGTCGGTCTCTTGATGCGCCTCTTGATCGCCGCGCGCCGTAGAACAGTCGCGCGCCCAGCCGTGTTGCTGAATGGCGAACGCTTCAATCGCGAGTTATTCACTGGATCTCCTCGACATCCCAACCACCACCATCGCGCGCCTTCCTCGGATATGCCACCTTGAATACAAGGGGAAAGATCGACGCGGCGACCTTCATCTTGACCTTGGCATCATCACTGAAAATGGCGCGCGCACCCTTCACGTCGTGCATCTCCAACAAGCCCGACGCGGGCAGCACCGCGTAGTCGACGGTCAGAAAGGTCCTTGGCGCGAGCTTGAACTTGATGCCCTCGAACAAGTACCACTGGATCGCGCCAGCCCGCCGCTGTTGTTCGAGATGCGCCTCGTAACGACGCTCGGTCGCGTTTTGCTCGCCGTCGCGCAGTCGTCCAAGCGCCTGCAGTCGCTTCGTTGCGACTTCGCGTTGCGTCACAGTTCCGCGCGCCGCCGGTGCGAGCGACACAACCGGTTCAGCGCAAGACATGATCTCGTCGACTTCGCAGTTCGGCTGAGTGCCGAACTTCTTCGCAAGCGCCCGCTGCTGCGAGTCACGGCCAACAGTGATGTCCTCGCGCACACGCGCGGTACCAACGGTCGTCGTTCCCACCGGTACATACACCGGCCACGATGAGGAGCGTTTCACCATGCTGCGGCCATCTCCCTCTTCGCCAAGGTGAGCAGATACGGGATAAGGAGCATCATCGCGACCATGCGCTCGTCGTGCCAAGCGAGGATCCCGATTATGGCCATCGAGCTCACGAAGTCGTAGAACGCGTTCACGGGGCAGCCATGCTCGTAATACTTCGCGGGCACCAGCACGGCAGCGATCCACATGATTTCAGCCATGACGCAGAGGTAGGCAATTGCCACGTCGCGCGCTAAATCCGCACCGCGCACGATCCACAGGTACAGGCAGATCGCGAGCAAGACATCGAAAAAGACTGCTCGGGCAAGCTTCTTTGCGTTCATGACTTCTGGCTCCAACGACTCGGATTGAAACGGCATGCTGAGTGACCGGACAGGTAATGCCAGTCGGGTAGCCATGCGCAATTGCGAAAGCCCAAGCGATGCATACGCTCGCGACCGGCTTTCTCGACGACGACTTTGCAGCTGCGGCATGTGCTCATGCCGCCTCCGTGTTGCCGTTCCTGTCGCGCGGGACGTCGTTGAAGTACGCGTACAGCTGCTCGTACCGCTCCTCGCTCTCGCGACCTACAGTGCGCAGCATGTCTTCCATCCACTCTCCCGGACCGGCTGCCTTGAACACGCGAGCCTTGAAGCGCATGAACGCCTCGTTCTCGCCTTGCTGCACACCGAGCTGCTTGCCTCGCGCCTCGATGCCGGTCGACGCGCGCCACCAGTCCGCCGCAAACGTTTGCGCACAATCGGCCGGCATGGGCGTGACGGTCTGCACCCTCACCGGGAACAGGCCTGTCCAGCCGCGGAGCACTGCCTCCTCGATCGTCACCTCAGGCGACTGGCCTTCGGCCGCCAGCGAAAGCAAACGTTTGACCGACACCGCAGCCGCTGCGCGCGTCCACGGCGCATCCCGTGCTTTCGCCTCGCGGTGTTCGCACCACATCGACCAGACATCGGTGGAGATGCCATCTGGCAACTTGAATTCTCGAATCTGCTGATGCGACGCAACTCGCGACGCACGTCGCGCGGGTTGCTGATCTAAGTTCTTCTCTTGTTCTTCTAAAGCTATCTTGGTGTCCAAATTTGGAGGGGCTTCGGGTGAAATTTCACCCCCTTCAACGTGGGATTTGGAGGGGCTTGAAGTGAAATTTCGAGCCCCTTCATATTTAGAGCGGCTTGAAATCTCACCCCCCTTAGTGCGACGAGATTTGGAGGGGCTTGGTTTTTCACCCTTCTTCCCAAGGTATTCTTCGAGCGTCGGCGGACTCAAGGAGTGGGTTTCGCCGCTGCGCGGATCGACGCTCTGCACGATAGTTGTGCCAGAGGGTGCGAGCATCTGATAGATGACGATGCTTTGCGTGCGACCTAGGCGCTTGTCCGTCTCGATCAGATAGCCAAGCTCGATGAGCCTGCTCCGTGCACGTCGGATGGTCTGAATATTCAGCTCCGTGTCGAGCAGCAGTTCCTCGTTCGTTACCCACGTCGAATAATCTTCGGATGCCCAGCTTGCGTAAGTTTTCAACAGCGACTTTGCCGCAGAATCGCCTACGAGTTGACGCTTCGCCCATTGATATGCGTACCCGCTCATCGGCTTGCCTCCTCGCGAGGGAGGTCGGGCCGATCCCACCTTAATGGCTGCCAGTTCTGATCGACCAAACCTGCGGTGACCAACCGCCCCTTCACTTCGCCAATAGTCGCGCGGTCGATCCGCAAGCGCTGCGCGACAATGTGCGTGAGCACCTCAGGCGCGAACGGCTCATCCAGCGTCCCGTTGCTCTTCAATGCAAGCACACCAACAAAGTGACGCTGATCCGCAAACGCAAGGCCGATCATCTTCGGGTCGTTAAGAAAGTCGGTGTACATCCGGAACCAGGGCATATTCTTCGTACTCACGCCGCCCCCCCTCGGCCAGCGAGCGCATCGGGCACTGCACGAGCGGTATCGAGCTGCACAAGAAGTCGCTCAGTTATTTTCTGGCCCATTTGCGCGAGTAGAAAAGTACGTTCCGTCTCTTCGGTCGGCGCACTTTCAACGATCACGCTCAACAGTTCGTGGAGATGCTGAAGCTCGACGATCAGCGCAGAAAGAGACTCCTCGTGAATGCCTTCAGACGTTTTGGAGGAAGGCTGCAGGCGCTGCAATGCGCCGGCGAGAATGTCGATCGCGCCGTTGGGCTCTGGATCCAGTGCGGCTGCACGGAGAGCGTCGTTAATTATTTCGAGGGGAGATTGCTTTTGCTCAGGACGAGCGGGGATATTGGCACGCATAGCGGCCTCCTTGGTCGGGTTAAGAACCCGCTCCCCAACGCCAATTGGGGTGGGCGGGCACATGATGGGGTTGGCGTACCGGAGACCAAGGGAACCGGTGAGCCCGAAGGCTCCCCCGCCAAGGCCCGCCCATTGAAGGCGTGCACAGGCGTGCGGACGCAAAAAAAGCCGCTTTCGCGGCGGCAGGTCCGCCTTGGTCAGTTCCGAGACGCCAATCTCGTACGCTGTTGTCTCAGCGATGCTTGGAGTATAGGCAGCGCCGCGCGTTGCGGTCAAGGTTTGAACCGGTTGCGATTTATACGTCAATGACGTATCATCCACTCCATGTACACTGTCGCCGAAACGCCCGTTTTTAAAGCGTATGTATCTGACTATTGGACGGAAGACGAGCGTGGCGCGTTTTGCGCATGGTTGGCGTCGAACGCGGAAGCAGGCGATGTTATTCCAGGGTCCGGGGGATGCCGGAAGGTCCGGTGGGGCCGCAAAGGCGTGGGCAAACGTGGTGGCGTAAGGGTTATTTATTACAACGTGTTTGCAGATGGCGTAATTTGGCTGTTGACGATCTATGGCAAAAACGTTGCGGAGAATATTCCAGCTCATGAGCTCAAGTTGCTCAAGGAGATGATCGATGCCGCTCACTAAGAAAGAACTTGCCGCAAAGGAAGCGAAGCGCAATCTAAGTGGCGAGTTGCTGCAGGCGGTCCGCGAAATGAAGCAAGGCCGTGCAGCCCGCGTCACACACGTGGAGCCGTCCACAGCATCTGTAGCCCGCGACAAAAGCGGTCTGTCACAAAGTGAATTCGCCAAGCTTATTGGCGTCTCACTGCGCACGTTGCAGGAGTGGGAGCAAGGCCGGCGCAAGCCGACGGGCGCCGCCCAAACCTTGCTGCGCGTGGCGGCGCTGCACCCGGAAGCGCTCCGCGATCTGCAAAGCAGTTGACTGGACGCAGCTTTGTTCCGATGTCTGACGGCGACTGACGTCGATCGCGATAAGCGAGCCGGAAACAAACTCTGCTGAATGCGAACAAGCTCTTTATGCGATTTATCACCGGACACACGACGCGTGGGAAAAGCGTCTTTTATGACCTGTTCGCCGAAAGCGAAGCGGCGGAGCTCGAAATGCGCGCGATCTTGCTTCAGGCACTCACGACCTGGTTGCACAATCAGAAGATGACGCAAGCAGCAGCAGCAGCCGCAGAAGTGCTTGGCACGACGCAGGCGCGTGTGTCTGACATCAAGCGAGGAAAGATCAACCAGTTCAGTCTCGACTTGCTCGTCAAGTTGGCTGCGCGGGCTGGCCTGCACCCCCGCATGAAGCTTGAGTCGAGTTGAATGACCTTGACCGCCTCTCCCACCTTCGATGCCGCTGATTACCTTGACAGTGAAGAAACGATTGCAGAGTTTTTCGCTGCGGCGATGGAAGATCCTAACCCCAACGTTTTTCTCTCGGCTCTCGGTGCCGTCATGCGCGCTCGAGGAGTCGCCAAAGTCGCGGCAGAAGCGGGGCTTGGACGAGAAAGCCTCTATAAAGCGATTGCTCCTGGGGCTCACCCACGCGATGAGACCATTCAAAAGCTGCTGCGAGTGTTGGGCGTACGTATGAACGTCGCTGCGCGGCACGGCTAATTGCCACGGCTCGTCGCCGCGTGTTCTCACGGCTCGATGACGCTCAGTGATGATGTTGTCTCGAGCGATCCCATCGCACACGTTGTCAAAGCGGTTCACGCCAAAGTGAAGGAGCTCCGACTTGCCGACGTACAGGGAACTGCGAGCACGGGCACTCGCTGATGACGACGTGCGGATTGAATACGACCGGCGCAACCGCGAAAAGAATTCGCTGCTCGATGAAACTCTGGCTGCTCGCCGCGACGGTGACCAGACTGAACGGCATCCAACTGAAACGAAATAGTCCTTCAGGCTCATGCCCCGCCCTCACCATCGTGCTCCATTCCCAGCACCCAGCGCAGCGCTTCCGCGCGGTCGCCCGACGACATTTCGAGCTCGCGTGTGATCTCCTTGCGGCTGCGCAGTTTCGGTTTTGCGTCGCCGATTACTGCCCGTTGCGCACGAGCGCGTGCGTGGCCAACGACATGCTCACCGGCCGCAACAAGCTCTCGAACCTTCTCCCGTTGCTCATCAGGCGAGAGCTTGGAGAGCTGGCGCGCGTGAGTGACATTGATCCGCAGGCTATCGACCGCATTGCGGACATCCGCGCAGCAGTCAAGCAGCGCGACCGTACCGCGAACAGTTCCGAGCCCGCAGCCGAAAATCGTTGCGACTTCGCCCTCGCTGTATCCGAGTGCCATCACCCGCCTCATTTTCTCGGCGCGGCCGAGCGGCGTGTCTGCCTCTCGCAATTCGTTTTCACCGATGATCGCAGTCAGCGTCGTGCGCCGCTCTCCGCGGTACACCTGCGCCGGGATCTGGATCGGCTTCTCACCACGAGCGCGCCGCCACTCGTTGACTAAGCGTGCGGCCTTCGTACGTTGCCTGCCGACCGCCACTTCGGTCTCGCCTGTCTCCGTGTTCTTCACGACGGAAATCGGCTGCAACACGCCCTGGAAGTCGATGTTTCGTGCAAGATCCTCGTTCACTGGCAAGTCGACACGAGGGTCGTACAGTGGCGATGAGCTATCCGTCACGAGCACCAGCCGCTCCGGATCGAAGAACAAGAGGTTTGTTTTTCCCGACGCACCATAGGCGTCGACTGAGTTCTTTGCCATTCGTTTCTTCCTCAAACTTCAGTGGTCACACGGGAGCCGGCCATCGACGTTTTGCTTCGCGCCACAGGACAGGCATACCTTTAAGGTGCTCGTAGTCAAACGCTCTTCCGAATTTGCCTCGCGTGTCTCGTGTCGATCGCCATCGACGTCTCGCTTCGAGCTCTTGGCCTGATTCATTTACAGCCCTTTTGCAGTACCAATCCGATGGTGCACGGTTACAGCGGTAGTTCGGCTTCTCTACCCTTCCGTCACCGCGAGTTCGCCTATTTCAGCGGCTGCTTCCGGTTCCGCCTCTGATCCGCCATCTGCTTTTTTCTTTGCCGGCGGCTGGTAGCCGTAGCAAAAGCCCGCCATCGGCAGCGGATGACAGGGCTCGTCCATGAACGTGCGCTTTGAGAGCGTCTCGTGCTCGCCGGTTTCGACATGAAAGGCCTCCGGGTTTTCTTGACGAATCTTCTCTTCCACGACCTTGATCGTTTCGGGCGTGGCTTGTTTCAGCATTTGCTGGTGTCGCGGTAAGTGCACTCGTACTCCTCCTCAGTAGATGGTGGGATCTCCGGCCTCTGACAGAATCTCGGCTCTCACTCCTTGACTGCATTCGAATCGGATACCCCGTGAAACTAGATCGATAATTTCAAAGAAATGTCCTCTCAGCCGTCCAACCCGCATCAATAACGACGGGCTCGACATCATTGCTGACGATGGCGGCCTTACCGCAATCCTCGGCGTCGTGACGATCCGGTTACACGAAGAAACGGTTAAGGCACTCATCGAAACAAAGATCACCCAATCTGATCTGCCCGCCGGCGATAAGTCGAAATTCGTCGCTGCGCTTCGATCGCTGCCCGCCGACGCCACAAAACACCTAACGGTGAAGCTATTGGACTTGGCACTGGCTCATGCGCCGACCGCACTCCACACAATACAAACAGCGCTTCATCTTTCGTCTTGATCTCTTCAAGTCGCTCGAAGCGGCCCCAACCTACCGACGGGCCAAGCTCGATCCAGAACTCCGGAACATCAACTTCCGATTCAATTGTCACGAAGCCATTGAGGAAGACAACAGCGTCGGCATGAAGATCTAGTCGATTACTCACCTCTGGTGCTCCTCGGCAGATAAATCATCATGGAAGCGCTAGAGGCACTCGTCAGACCGGCCGTTCCGGCTTTCAACGGCTCCACCGAAAGCATCCATACGCGAACGGCGAGGTCGTTCGACTACCGTATAAATATCGGACGCACGCATTAGCCATCGTGATGGCAGTCGCTCATTGCATTTCTGCGGAACACTTTCAGCGCGGCCAACCGAAGCCACATGAGACCTGATAGAGCGACGAATATGGCTCCTGCACGTTGCCTCGCGATTCCTCCGCGTTCGCCGATTATTCTTGAGGGCCTTTACCAGTTGACGCGCGGTTTGCGTCTTCCGCGGTCGGTACACCTCCGGCCAGATCTCGATCCAATCGTGAGGACGCAGGTCTTGCCGACGGACGATGCCCTTCGTGAGTCTCTCGATTAACACACAACGCGCCGGCGAGATCGGGGAACGGCCTGACGCTAGCTGCGACAAGTACGAAGTCGACACGTCGAGCATTGCTGCAAGCCAAGTCAGGGTCCCGCGCGGGCAACTGTTGAAGTAAGTTTTTAGGTCCATAACGCAGCGTAGTGTTCGATAAACCAAAAGTCAAGTGACAACTGGCTTAGTTAAAACTAAACTAGCGGTATGAACTCTACCGACACGCGCCGCGCGCGCCTAAAAGAATGGCTCGGCACTCACCCGACGCCACCAAAGGAGAAGAGCTATTTCTCCCAGCTCGTCAATGGAACAGCATCGTTCGGTGAGCGCGCTGCCCGCCGTATCGAGCGTCAATACGGGATGGACGAGGGTTACCTTGACCGTCCACTGCCTGGCGCGCCAAGCCCGACAGACAAGGCCGCTTCCTCGATGCGGAATAGCCCAAGTTCTCCCGACCCATCGCGTTCTATCCTGCGCCTTATGTCGCAGCTGACTGAGACACAAAAGGCAGAGATCGCGAACACGATGCAGGCCATGGCGGATCGTAACGAGCGGCTGCTTGCCGAACTACTCGCACGAAACACAGACGCGACGTCTTGACCGGCCACAGGGATAGCGGCATTTCGAGCTTGACGCCCCGCGAAGCTCGACCGGATAGCGACACGCTTAGACGCGAGTACAGTTACCACTTTACTTCATACGTTTAATTCAATAAACTCCGGTTTGATGTCATTGCATGTAACGAGTACGTGCGACGTGTTAGCCGTACTCGGCGTGGAGACGATCCACATACATGACTTAGTCCACCCTAAAGGTCGGTGAACGAATGCGATCGACATCACTACTTCAGCCATATTGATAGTTGAACTAATCGGAGGTGTGATGTTCGATCGAATTTTCCCCGTTACTGACGTTGATAAGCGCGCAGCATGCTCTGACATGTCACTCGATCAAATCTTGGGACTACACCTCCCTAACGACACTGCCCTGATTCTTCGCACGTGTCGAGAGGATATGTCATCGAGCAACGGCTTCGTATGGCCCGACGTCGGTGAGACCGCACAAGCGCTCGATTGGGCGCCGACAAGGCGTTGTGGCGGAGGACTGCACGGCTGGCTTTATGGTCATGGGAACTACTACGCTCGAAGCGATCACCACGGCCATTGGCCTCTCGACTCTACGACTAAGTGGCTGGTCGTCGAGGTTCAGACGGACGACATCATTGTGCTCGACGGAAAATGCAAATTTTCACGCGGTGAAGTGGTCTTTGTCGGGGGCATGAAAGAAGCGACAGATTTTCTCATCGTCCATGAGCCTCGCGCTCTCAGCGGTCCAGTGATTGGCGCTCACTTGACGGTCGGTCAGGGTCAGACTGCCACGGTCGGCGCGCTTGGATCGGCTACAACCGGTGACTACGGCGCCGCTACCGCGGGCGATTTCGGCAGTGCTTACGCCGGAAATCACGGGAATGCGGTAGCAGGTATGCGCGGCACAGCTACCGTAGGCTTCAAGGGTTCCGCGACGGCAGGCGACTACGGATTCGTTACCGCTGGCGACTTCTCTCAGGCTCGAGTTGGTGATTTCGCTAGAGCGACTGTTGGTGATGGCGGCACCGCAATCTCGGGCTTGTCGAGCATTGCCGAGTCGGGACTCGCAGGCACTGCAGCAGCGGGCGAAAGCGGCCAAATCAGAATTCGCTACTGGGATCCGATCACGTACCGGTATCGCACGAAAGTCGGCTATGTGGGCGAGGATGGCTTGCAGCCGAACGTGCTGTACAAACTAGACGGCAATTTTCGTTTCAGCACGGTATGAATGCGCCGAAAAGCGCGCGGCATTGCCAGCGTATCCTTTCGAACGTATCGTCGCCCTGCTCGACTGAAACGCATGTCGCAACATTTTTTACCGGAGACGCCGCGCGATGAAGCTTTTGACACGCGCCTTTATTCTCGAAAACTATGGCGTGCGCCTCACGATGAACCAACTGGCAACGCTTCTTGCGATGTCCGAGGGCACGATCCGCAACCAGGTCAGCGCCGAGACGTTCCCGATTCCGACTTACACGGAGGGTGCCAAGCGCTTCGCCCCATACGACGCAGTCGCGGACTATCTAGACGAGATGTCTGCAAAGGCGCGCGAGAGACGTTTTGCCGCTTGA